TAAGACCTTAGGTAAGACTCTAGGTAAGACCTTAGGTAAGACTCTAGGTAAGACCTTAGGTAAGACTCTAGGTAAGACCTTAGGTAAGACTCTAGGTAAGACCTTAGGTAAGACTCTAGGTAAGACCATAGAGACCCTTATCCTTAGGTTCACTCTCAGTCACTGCCTTAGGTTCATTCATAGAGTGGTTATCTATTATTAATATCTACTATCTATCTAGCTTAGTGGTCTCTAAGAGCCTAGGAGGTACATAGAGTCGACTTAGAGTCTATGAGATGCTATGAGATGCCTTAGTCCCTAAGGGTCGACTGAGAGCCTCTGAGAGCCTCTGAGAGGTATCTAGTTTAATACGACTCACTAATGGGGGATTGGTATCTAAGATGATTACTCTCCACTCTAAGTCCTACTTAAAGACCACTCTAAGTCCCCACTTCAAAGATTATCATAAAGTACTTGACTCTAAGATAGTAACTCCATTAGATTGTACCTCAACACAACGATTGCCCTCTGAAACAACATGAGGTGTCACGGTAAGAACTGTGTTAGTGTTACACATCTACTCTCTCTCTCTATCTACCATATCTATCTTAAGGTTGAACCATAATGAACACTTTCGGTACTCACATCCACACTGAACTGGCCTCCATCAAGAACCTGCCTATTAGTGCTCTCAATGAGCGTCAACCTCGCTTAGTCTCTTTGCTTGCTGACATCGTGAACTACGAGACATCTGATGGTGACTATACGGTACACAACGAATGCTGTGAGTGTCAGGACTATTGGAACACCCTTAAGATGTACTCTAAGGACGTAGGCTTTAAGTTCCTTGGAGCTGGTCACTTCAGTGCTGTCTTTGAGCACTCACTGCTCCCTAATCGTGTAATTAAGGTAGGCTTTAAGAAAGAGGACTCAGGTGCAGCCTATGCAGCATGGTGTCGAATGAATCAGGGTCGTGCTGGTGTCCCTACTATCCACGCTATAGCTCGTCACGCTGGTTGTTACACAGTGGTTCTCGATAAGCTCTTTGAGTTCAACTCTGAGAAAGACTCTAAGAAAGACTCTGAGGTAACTCATTACTATGAACTAGCAGCAGCCTCTCTATATGGTCGTGATACAGGCTTCTGGGATGACTTCAGTAAGAACCTAAAGAACACAATAAGTGACATCAGGTCCTTCTTTGTGGACATTGCTAGCTTTGACCTACATGAAGGTAACGTGATGGTTAACTCTAATGGAGACCTAGTGATTACTGACCCAGTTAGTTGGACTCGTGAAGACACAATCAGTCGCACTAAGTTCCACATTGATACCGATGAGCTACTGGCTGAGGTCAAAGAGGTAGCTGAGCGTGTAGCTGAGCGTCCTTAGGGTTTACCTGAAGTTCCACCATAATTAAAGTTTTATATGCAATTAAAGCTTGACTATCACCAACAAGGACGTTAGGCTATCTCCACAGTCATGCTGTAACACACTATAGCTCTATACCCAGCTCTATACTCTGAGGAACCATAATGACCATCATCGTTGCACCTAAGAATGACTTCTCTGATATCTCTAACGCAACAATGCCTTTCGATGTACTGTCTGAACACTATGGGGAGCTCTTAGCGGCCACTCAATTACAACTGGAACACGAAGCACACACTGAAGGAGAGAAGCGCTTCCTGAAGGCTATGGCGCGTCAGATTAAGGCAGGTGAACTTGGTGATAGCGCAGTAGCTAAACCACTGCTCTCAACGTTGGCCCCTAAGTTCATCGAAGCGTGGAACACCTGGTTCACTGAGATTGACGCTAAACGTGGTGCTCGCCCTGTTGCATACACTAAGATTCAAGGTTGTGCAGCTGCAGCGGCTGCTTTCATTACACTTAAGGTTGTACTGGCATGTCTCACCAAAGAGGAGAGCTGTAATCTACAGCACGTGGCCTCTAAGATAGGTCGTAGCATTGAGGATGAACTACGTTTCGGGCGTATTCGTGACGAAGAGTCAAAGCACTTTAAGAATTACATTCAAGAAGCATTGAATCAGAGAGTCGGTCAGGTATACAAGAAGGCTTTCATGCAGGCTGTTGAAGGTAAGATGCTTGAAGCTGGTCAACTGAAATCAGAGTGGACTCAATGGACACCCGAGGAGACCATCCACGTAGGGGTCCGTATGTTGGAACTGCTGATTGCCTCTACTGGTCTCGTTGAGTTGACCCGTCCGTTTGCAGGTAACATCGAGAAAGACGGAGAGTACATTCACCTGGCCTCTGAGTACGTTGAGTTGCTCTCTAAGCGCGCTGGTGCGTTGGCTGCTATAGCTCCTATGTATCAACCTTGTGTAGTCCCTCCGAAGCCTTGGACTTCACCTGTAGGTGGTGGCTATTGGGCTGCTGGCCGTAAGCCTCTCTCAATGGTACGCACAGGTTCACGTAAAGGTCTTGAGCGTTACAACGATGTGTACATGCCTGAAGTTTACAAGGCAGTGAATATCGCACAGAACACTCCTTGGAAAATCAACAAGAAAGTACTGGAAGTCTGCAACGAGATTGTGAACTGGAAGAACTGTCCTGTTAACGATGTCCCGGCAATGGAACGTGGTGAACTGCCTGAGCGCCCAGCTGATATGGACACTAACGAGGTCTCTATGAAAGCGTGGAAGAAAGCTGCTGCTGCAATCTATCGCAGAGAGAAGGCCCGTGTGTCCCGTCGAATGAGCATGGAGTTCATGCTTGGTCAGGCAAACAAGTTCACACAGTTCAAGGCTATCTGGTTTCCGTACAACATGGACTGGCGTGGTCGTGTCTACGCTATCCCTATGTTCAACCCACAAGGTAACGACATGACCAAGGGTCTCCTGACCTTGGCTAAAGGTAAACCAATTGGTATCGATGGGTTCTACTGGCTTAAGATTCATGGCGCAAACACAGCGGGTGTCGATAAGGTCTCCTTCCCTGAGCGCATTAAGTTCATTGAGGATAACCACGAGAACATCTTAGCGTGTGCTGCTGACCCACTGGCCAACACTTGGTGGACTGAGCAGGATTCACCATTCTGTTTCTTAGCGTTCTGCTTTGAGTATGCAGGAGTGGAGCACCACGGGATGAACTACAACTGCTCTCTGCCATTGGCGTTTGATGGTTCTTGCTCAGGCATCCAGCACTTCTCTGCGATGCTGCGCGATGAAGTGGGAGGCAAGGCTGTTAACCTCCTGCCTTCTGAGGAAGTGCAAGACATCTACAAGATTGTGGCTGAGCGTGTCAATGAGCAACTGAGAGAGGATGCAATCAACGGTACTGACAACTCAGTAGAGACCATTATCCACAAGGACTCTGGGGAAATCACTGAGAAGCTGAAGCTAGGCACTAAGGAACTGGCTGAACAATGGTTGTCCTACGGGGTGACTCGTAAGGTTACTAAGCGTTCTGTCATGACGTTGGCTTACGGTTCCAAAGAGTATGGCTTCCGTGACCAAGTGCTGGAAGACACCATTAACCCTGCAGTTGATGAAGGTAAGGGCCTAATGTTTACTCAACCTAACCAAGCTGCTGGCTACATGGCCAAGGCTATCTGGGCTGCAGTGTCAGTAACAGTGGTCGCAGCAGTTGAAGCAATGAACTGGCTAAAGTCTGCCGCTAAGTTGTTGGCTGCTGAAGTAGTAGATAAGAAAACAAAGACTGTACTCCGTAAGCGTTGTGCTGTTCACTGGACTACCCCAGATGGTTTCCCTGTATGGCAGGAATACAAGAAGCCAGTACAGACCCGTTTGAACCTTATGTTCCTCGGTCAGATTCGCTTGCAACCTACAGTGAACACCAACAGGGATGCAGGGATTGACGCTCGGAAACAAGAGTCAGGTATCGCTCCTAACTTTGTGCACTCAATGGATGGTAGCCACCTCCGTATGACCGTCTGTAAGGCTCATGATGCTTACGGTGTGGAAAGCTTTGCGTTGATACACGATAGCTTCGGGACAATCCCTGCGGACGCTGGAGCGCTCTTTAAGGCAGTCCGTGAGACTCTTGTAGACACTTACGAAGAGAACGATGTACTCGCAGACTTCTATGAGCAATTCTCAGAGCAGTTACACATAAGCCAACTCAACGATATGCCTGAGATGCCTGCTAAGGGTACGTTGAATCTAAAGGAAATCCTCAAGTCAGACTTTGCGTTCGCTTGATGGTTCGCTTGATGTAGATTTAATACGACTCACTATTAGGGAGCATGGTAATACCACGGTAATACACTTTAAGATGACTCCAACAAGATGGTATATAAATTAATACGACTCACTAATGGGAGAGACACTATAAGAGGGTTTTAACCCTAAGATACTTTAAGACAAACCTTAAGATACTTTGAGATGACTCTAAGACACTTTAAGATGACTCTAAGTTGATATACATTTTAATAGAACTCACTAATGAGAACCAAACACTATGAGTTAAACTCAAGGTCATCTTAAAGAGGATGGCCTTCATGCTTAACTTAACCACAACCAGTACTCTAATCAAATCACATACACACACAAAGGATACACACATTATGAATCGCTCTAACTTCGAACGTACCATCAAGGCTGAACGTAAACGTGAACAAGAAGCATACGAAGAGTTCATGCCTAAGGGTCGCAAGCTTAACAAGACTACACGTGGTAACTCAGCTAAGCGTAACTGGCAGGAAGAGGAGGTTTAATCATGAGTAGTTACTATAAGACACTTAGTGAGATTGCTCAGAGTGCTAACCTACAGATGAGCATGGAAAGATGGTATGATGAGGAACGTAGAGTACACGTCATCAATAGAAGCTATTACCTACTGGCAGGTTCCGGAGAGAGGCTTGTGATAGCCACCGCCAAGGAGTATGTAGGGTACGACTACGAGTTCTCTATGGAGTGTCTCAAAGCGATATACTCCATCCGAGAGTTCTTGAAGTGGGTCTAATAGGACTCACTAATGGGAGATAGGCACAGAAAGTTAAACTCAAGGTCATCTTATGGTGGCCTTTGTGATTAACTTTTATTCACTAACCTACACACACATACAACCGATAACACTAAAGGAGTTCCATAATGGAAATCACATTCAAGACCAGCCCACATAGGGCCGTACCGTTCGTTGAGTCTGCCGTTAAGACTGCACTTAAAGACGCAGGCTACCTAATGGCCGATCTTAAATATGATGGTGTACGTGGCAACATCGTGGTAGACAACTCAGCTGACTGCTTGTGGCTATCCCGTGTCTCTAAGGTCATCCCAGCGTTGGAACATCTCAATGGGTTCGACCGGCGTTGGCAGAAGGTTCTCAATGATGACCGTTGGATATTCCCTGATGGCTTCATGCTGGATGGGGAACTGTTGGTTAAAGGCGTTGACTTCAACACAGGGTCAGGCTTGCTGCGTACCAAGTGGTGCTCCCCTGAGAACTACAAGTGGGCTGAAGGTGACTTCGAGGTTACCTCTAAGAAAACACAGAGGACCTCATTCAGACTCCAACAGTCAGCACTGAAGGTTGTACTATATGGGGCTATGACATTCCACGATATGGTTGAAGGCACAGCCTACGAGGTGATGAACCTCCTGATGCGTGAGCACGTAAAGAATATCATCCCGGTACTTCAAGACCACTTCCCGGAAATCGAGTGGTGCCAATCAGAGAGCTATGAGGTATACGACTACGTGGAACTTACAGAGCTCTACGAGAAGGTACGTGCAGATGGACATGAAGGTCTCGTAGTGAAGGACCCTCTTGGTTTCTATCAACGCGGTAAGAAGGCAGGATGGTATAAGCTTAAGCCGCTTGAAGAAGCTGACGGTGTAATAGCTGGCCTCAATTGGGGTACTCCAGGTTTGGCTAACGAAGGTAAAGTGATTGGCTTTAGTGTGCTTCTTGAGACAGGTCGTCTAGTGGACGCCAACAATATCTCTCGCGCACTGATGGACGAGTTCACTTCTACTGTACTTAAAGCCAACGCGCTGACCCCTGAGGACCACCAGCTTCTTCTTGATACCGACAATTATTACAACCCATATGATGGCTGGTCCTGCCAAGTGAACTATATGGAACAGACCAAAGATGGCTCATTGCGTCACCCATCGTTCCAATGCTTCCGCGGAACTGAGGACAACCCTAAGGAGAAGATGTGATAGTCATCCTACTGTTCCTCATCTTCATCTCAGCGGTAATGATATTCTGCTATGAGTAAACCAAAGGGTCGGTCTTAGGGCTGACCTTTGCGTGTTGCTCTATACGACTCTATACGACTCACTAATGGAGAGAGACACTTATGGTCTATTTTATCTTCGCCATAATCTTGACGTTCTGCCTAATGGTTATCGACGATAACTGTTGGCCGGACTGCTAAATCTAAATGACTTCATAAGGAGGTACCCTATGTTACGCTTACACTTCAACAAAGTTAATGGCATCTTCTCTATACGTGGCACTGACCGTAGAACGGTAAAGTCATCTGAGCGTAAAGCTAAGATACCTTCCATCGGTGACACCATCGAGTTGGCTCCACGAGTACACGCTGTGATTACTAAAGGTCTCTACGAGGAAGCGACAACTGGCTCCCGGCCATTCATACCGGTTCTTGTCACCCGTTTCCCTAAGGCTCGTTTGGTAATCAAGCGTATCAAGGAGATGTTCTAATGGTATCCTATGAGACATCAGTATTAAGAAAGCTAGTAGAGCTGAACGAGATGATGACCAATAGGGCTACCTGTCGCTCTGTTTGCTGCAACGGCATTGTCTGCGAGGAGTGCCCCTTCAGGCTGGGAGACTCCATGAATCTAGGGGATATACGCAAAGAATACCGTAGCCGTAAGTTGATAGACATTGAGGTAGACTATACGGACAACAGCGGCACAGTTGGTATCAACATCGAGGGTGCCTCTAGTGAACACAAGGCTGACCCCGTGAAGACTCCAAGTCACTACATGTTGTTCGATGGCACAGAGTCCATTGAGGTAATAGCTCGGTCCATGACTGTTAGTGAGTTCCGTGGGTTCTGCTTCGGGAACGTCTTGAAGTATCGACTACGTGCTGGCAAGAAGTCAGAGCTAGCCACCATGGAGCAGGACTTAAATAAGGCTGAGTTCTATAAGGAACTGTTCAACAAACATAAGGAGCTTTGCCATGCGTGAGAACGCAGAGTGGTGCCTTAAGAAAGCTGAGGAGGCCATGAGGGATTACAACCAGCCCGCCGCTTTAGATTACATTGAGATGGCTAAGCTTTGGCTATCACGAATGAAATAACAATAGGAGTATTAAGTATGTCCAACAACAATGAAGGTGCACTGGCCGGTAAGGACTCTAAGTTCTTTGTGACCGTAGAGAGCAGCTTACAGTCATTCGAGGTCCCTGTGTTCGCTCGGAGCCTTGACGAAGCCCATGAGTTAGCTGAGTGGCAATATGTCCCTGCAGGATTCGCTGTAACAAGAGTGAGACCTGAGGTGGAGCAGTAAGTATCTAGAAGGGTGATTTAAAGACTGTGGTCAACCATCTAAGTTAATAGAACTCACTAATGGGGACACAACGTTCCCGACCCTAATTTCAAAACCAGAAGGAGATTTATCATGGCTTTTGCAAAGAAAAAAGTATTTACTTCCGCTCGTGGCGTGGCCGAGCCTTATTGTTATTTAGCTAAACCGGACTTTGGTTTCGGTGACTTCAAGAATGAAAGAGGTACCTATAAAGTTTCACTCACCGTCTCGAATGCTGACCCTCGTTGTCAGAAGATGATTGACGAAATATTCGAAGCGCATGAAGCTGACTATGCGGCTCGCTCTGAGGAGTACGAAGCTAATCCACCAAAGCTTATCAAGGGTAAGAAACAACTGAAGCCATACGTAGGTGATTTACCATTTACCGATAACGCAGACGGTACGACGACGTTCGTATTCAAATGCTATGGCTCGTATACAGACAGAAAGACTGGCGAGAACAAACCTATCGAACTTGCTATTGTTGATTCCAAAGGTCAGCGCATCCGTGGTGAACGTCCAGCCATTTCTGGTGGCTCAGAGCTGAAAATTAAGTACACACTTTATCCGTACGGCTGGTCAGCGGTAGCAGGTGCTTCCGTTAAACTGCAGCTAGATTCCATTATGTTAATCAAGCTGGTTGAGTTTGGTGCAGGAGGAGAGTCTGATTGGGCTGACGAGATTGAAGAAGAGGACGGCTATGTTGCATCGGATGCGCCTGCTCGTAAACCTGCCGCTCAGAAGCAAGAGGAGTGGGACGAAGAGGAATCAGAAGATGAAGACGAATCAGGTGACTTCTAAAGGAGGCAGCCAATCAACTATCAGCAATATTAAGGGAGGAAAAACATGGCAGCACGTTACGCAGCCCGCGGAGTGAGCCGAGTAGGTTCCTTCAGGTCAGGCTTAGAAAGTAAAGTACACCAACAGCTAGAGGCGAAAGGTATCAAGGCACAGTATGAGATGTGGCGCATTCCGTACAGCATTCCAGCTAGTATGCATAGTTACCGACCCGATTTCATTCTACCAAACGGGATAATCATCGAGACGAAGGGGCTCTGGGAAAGCGATGATAGGAAAAAGCACTTATTAATCAAGGAGCAATTTCCAGAGTTAGACATTCGGATGGTCTTCACTTCGAGTCGCTCCAAGATATATAAAGGTTCCCCCACAAGCTATGGAGATTTTTGTGAGAAGAAGGGTATCCTCTTTGCTGACAAACTGATTCCTGTGGAATGGCTCAAGGAGCCTAGGCGAGAGGTCCCCTGGGATAAACTAATTAAAGTAAATAAGGAGAACAAATAGATGGCAAAAGTACAGTTCATACCACGCTCAGTAACGGAGGCTATCTTCGTGCATTGCAGCGCAACCAAGGCGTCAATGGACATCGGCGTACGTGAAATTTCGCAATGGCATCGTGAGCAGGGCTGGTTAGCAATTGGGTACCATTTTGTCATCCGCCGAGATGGTACTATTGAGAAGGGACGCCCGGTCGATGTGGTAGGTTCTCACGTGAAAAATTGGAACAGTAAGTCAGTCGGTGTGTGTCTTGTAGGTGGCATTGATGATAGTGGGCGATATGAAGCTAACTTTACGCCTGCACAAATGGAATCACTTGACCACTTATTGTGGGAGCTCAAGACAACTCTATACCCTTATGCAGAAATTAAGGCACATCATGATGTCTCTGCGAAGGGCTGCCCATCATTCAACCTGAGTCACTGGCTGAAGACTGGTGAGCTAGTCACAAGCGACCATGGCTAATAGAACTCACTAATGAGGAGAGGACTTAGCTTCCTCCCTACCTTCTATCTAAGGGTGAACACAAAGTCACCCACCAACAACAACTTAAGGAGTTCATAATGTTTGAATCTGATTGGAGTATAATTTGTGGATACCTTAGCCTGTTCGTGGTGGGCTACTTCCTTAGAATGTATGGAATCGTACAATGAACACTGAAGAGCAAGAAAGTGTATTCATGTACCACCTGCCATGTGATAACTGTGGTTCGTCTGATGGTAACTCTATGTTCTCCGATGGACACACTTGGTGCTACGTTTGCTCTACACACGTTAAAGGCACCGAGGAAACCCGTGAGAAGGTCAAGGGTCGAAAGACCTACGGAGGTAATAAGATGTCAAGCGAAGTTTGGGGCTTTGGAGACTCTCAGGGTCGCTATACGGACCTTAAGGCACGAGGCATCCAGGAAGCCATCTGCCGCAAGTACGGCTACTGGTTGGCTAAAGTAAACGGTGAGAACTACCAAGTGGCTAACTATTATGACGTTGAGGGAAACCTCGTGGGTCAAAAGGTTCGCGATAAGAACAAGGAGTTCAAGGCAGTAGGTAAGGTCAAGTCTGATATGTTGTTCGGTAAGCAACTCTGGAATGGTGGCAAGAAGATCGTTGTTACTGAAGGAGAGGTTGACTGTCTTACAGTAGCACAACTCCAGGAAGGAAAGTATCCGGTGGTAAGCCTCCCTATGGGTGCTCAAGCTGCTAAGAAAACATGTGCTGCCAACTATGAGTACTTCGACCAGTTCGATGAGATTATCCTTATGTTCGACATGGATGAACCTGGTCGTAAAGCCATCGAAGAGTGTGCGCCTGTGTTACCAAGTGGCAAGGTACGTGTTGCTGTGTTACCACTTAAGGACGCTAATGAGTGCCACCTAAATGGCCAATCAAAGGCAGTCACTGACCAAATCTGGAATGCCCAACCCTGGATTCCTGACGGTGTTGTCTCAGCTATTAGTCTCAAAGACCGAGTGCGTGAGGCAATGATTCGAGATGAGACAACCGGACTGCTGTTTAGTGGTCAACCAGCCCTCAATGAGTTGACTCTAGGTGCTCGTGGTGGTGAGGTCATCATGGTGACTTCTGGTTCCGGTATGGGTAAGTCTACGTTTGTGCGCCAACAGATGCTCCAGTGGGGTAAAGCAGGCAACCGTGTGGGCTTAGCGATGCTTGAGGAAGCCGTTGAGGAAACTGTGCAGGACATCATGGGCCTGAACAACAACGTACGTTTGCGTCAATCTAAGGAACTCAAAGAGAAAATCTTAGAGGACGGGCGGTTCGATGCTTGGTATGACGAACTATTCAATGGCGATATGTTCCACCTCTATGATTCCTTTGCGGAGTCACAAGAAGACCGACTGTTTGCCAAGCTAAGCTACATGGTAGATGGGCTGGGCTGTAACGTAATCCTGCTTGACCACATTAGTATAGTTGTGTCAGGCATGGAAGATAACTCTGATGAGCGTAAGACGATTGACCGACTCATGACCAAGCTGAAGTCCTTTGCGAAAACTAAGGGTGTGGTAGTAGTGGTAATCTGTCACCTCAAGAATCCAGAGAAAGGGAAGAGTCACGAAGAGGGGCGTCCAGTATCTATCACCGACCTCAGAGGCTCTGGGAGTCTGCGTCAGTTGTCTGATACTATTATTGCCCTTGAGCGTAATCAGCAAGGTGACCACCCTAATCTTGTCCAGCTTCGTATTCTCAAGTGCCGCTTTACTGGTGATACTGGCATCGCTGGGCATATGGCATACAATAAAACCACAGGATGGCTCGAGCCCGCTGAGAGTCCTTGTGATGCAGGGGGGGGCGATTCTAGCTGGAAAGAAGAAGATGGAAGAGACTTCTGAGAATCAATAGGACTCACTAAGGGGATAGACACTCTGTTCCCTGCCGTAAACAAAGAGGAGACACACCGTGTTCATCTTAGTAAAAGCCCTGGGTCGCTTAGTATCCAAAATGTATATCCGCGAAGCACGTCTGTTGAACAAGAAAGCTAAGGCTGAAGGTGAAGCTGCCATCCGTCTTGCTAAGGCTGCTGAGGTTGCCAAACAGAAGTCGCTGGACAATGTAGACCAAGCTGCTCGTGTAGTACTGCAAGGTCAAGCTATCTCTAAATTCTTTCTATAAAGGAGTAACATCATGTCTAAGTTCCCTGGTAACACAATACAGCTGTCTGACACTGTAGACCAGTATGCTCGTAGGGTTCACATCAACGTTCGTAACGACAAGGTCACCTTGGTGTATCGATGGAAAGACCGCAAGTCCTCCAAGTCTCACACACAACGTATGACCCTTGGTGATGTACAAGCAGCCCGGCTGATAGGTTCTGTGACTGTTGCCTCTGCGGTTGCTGTAGGTGACGACAAGGTGCGTGGTAGCGTACTGTCCAACACTTTGAAATCAGTGGCGTCACGCCTTGCGCATGAATCAAAACAGAACTAAGAGTTAAACTAAAGGTCATCTTCATTGGTGGCCTTAGTGCTTAACTTTTGCACAAAAACTATTCAACTCACTAATGGGGAGGATTAATCATGCATAACATCAAGCTAGACATCGCTAAGCTTCAGGATGAACTTTCGTTCTGCATAGAGGATGAGTCCTTAAGTGACTCTGCTATTAACTCTATGAAGAACTCAGGGTGGACCAACTTGAATGGTCGCTGGGTCAATCCTTCACTGAAGAGAATGTTAGATGAGTTCAATGTGGACTCTATGTCCAACATCAAGTATGGAGACTACGTGATGACTCAAGGTGAGACCAACGGTGTCATCTGGTTCGTTCGTAATGTTGACGGTAATGCGCTTGACTGCTCCAACGTTGTTCGCATTGACCCATATGGCATCTCCGTAACAAACAACACAGCTCGTATCTATGCGCATCGTGTAAGGGTGATTGACCCTCTCCAACATATTGGATACGTCTTCAACATCAAATAAAGGAGTACACACCATGTTAGTCATGGACATCGAAGCAAACAACCTACTGGATAAGGTCACTCAGTTTCACTGTGGTGTACTGTATGACTACTCCAATGACTCATACGCATCATTCAGGCCTTGTGACTTCTCGGCTTACCTTGACGCATTAGAAGCTGAGGTAGCACGGGGTGGGCTCATAGTCGGTCACAACATCACTAAGTATGATGCCCCAACGTTAACCAAGTTAGCCAAGTTGTTACTGAACCGTGAGTTCCACCTACCGCGTGACAACGTGATAGACACTCTGGTACTCACTCGCCTTATCTTTGCGAACATCAAGGACACCGATGCTGGTCTGTTGCGCTCTGGGAAACTCCCAGGTAAACGCTTTGGGTCTCACGCTCTGGAAGCTTGGGGATACCGCTTAGGTGAAATGAAGGGTGAATACAAGGATGACTTTAAGAAGCTGCTTGAGGACGAAGGTGAGCTTTATGTTGACGGCATGGAGTGGCTCCACTTCAACGAGGAGATGATGGAGTATAACGTTCAGGACGTTGTGGTTACCAAGGCTCTACTCGAAGAGCTCTTGAGTCAGACCTTCTATTTCCCTAATGAGAACCCACAGGGACTCTCTGAGGCTGACCGCTTCTGGGCAGGTAGCTTAGAGTGCGTTAAGCTTGAGCACGATGCTGCGTGGCTTCTGGCTAAGATGGAGCGTAATGGCTTCCCGATTGACACTAAGGCCCTAGAGAATCTCTACGCTGAACTGTCTGGTCGACGTGGTGAACTGCTGGTGGAACTGACCAATACGTTCGGCTCTTGGTACACTCCCAAGGGTGGCACTGAGTCCTTCCTGCACCCACGCACAGGTAAACCTCTGACCAAATATCCACGAGTGAAGACTCCAAAGTCTGGTGGTGTCTACAAGAAGCCTCAGAACAAGAAGCAACGTGAGGGAATTGAGCCCTGTGAGTTGGACACAAGGGACTTTATGGAGGGAGCTCCGTTCACTCCTGTTCAACACGTGACCTTTAACCCATCAAGTCGTGACCACATCACGCGAGTACTTAAGATTGCCGGATGGGTTCCTGTAGAGTTCACTCCGAGTGGTGCACCTAAGGTTGACGATGAGGTGCTTGAGCACGTTAAGGTTGATGACACGAACGCTCAGCGATGCATTGAGTTAATCAAAGAGTACTTGATGATTCAGAAGCGAATAGGCCAGGTGGCTGAAGGTGACAACGGTTGGTTGCGGATGATTGCTGAGGATGGTCGTATCCATGGTAGTGTTAACCCTAACGGTGCTGTAACTGGACGAGCTACTCACAGCTTCCCTAATGTGGCCCAGGTGCCTTCTATCCGTGCATCCTATGGTGAGCCTTGTCGTGCTGCATTTGGTGCTGAACACAATCTGAGAGACGGTAAGAGGGACCCTTGGATTCAGGTTGGGGTCGATGCGAGTGGTCTTGAGCTGCGATGCCTGGGTCACTTCATGCATCGCTATGATGGCGGAGAGTACGTTGAAACCATCTTGACTGGCGATATCCACACGAAGAACCAGTTGGCTGCTGGCCTGCCTACTCGTGATAACGCTAAGACTTTCATCTATGGGTTCCTCTATGGGGCTGGCGCAGCTAAGATAGGCCAGATAGTCAACGGTACAGCAGAAGACGGTAAGAGACTCATTAAGAACTTCCTTGAGCAAACTCCAGCTATCGCTGCGTTACGCGAAGCAATCACTGAGACCCTAGTCAAAGACTCCAAGTGGGTTGGTGGTGAGCAGAAGGTGACATGGAAGCGCCGTTGGATTCGCGGGTTGGATGGTCGTAAAGTCCACGTCCGTAGTCCACATGCTGCTCTTAACACACTGTTGCAATCTGCAGGTGCTCTCATTTGTAAGCTCTGGATTATTGAGACTGAGCGTCTGTTACTTGAGGCGGGCCTTAAGCATGGCTGGGATGGTGACTTCGCGTACATGGCTTGGGTTCACGATGAAATTCAGGTAGCTGCACGTACCCAAGAGATTGCAGATAAGATTGTTGAGTTAGCCCAACAGGCTATGCGTAACGTTGGGGACCACTTTGAGTTCCGCTGCCAGTTGGATACAGAAGGTAAGTCAGGTGCTAACTGGAAAGAATGCCATTAAAATTAATTAGATATATACAGGAGGTGAACTAAATGAATGATTACATTAAAGTCCTGGCTGCCATCAAAAGCTGTCCGAAATCCTTTCAGTCGAACTATGTGCGCAACAATGCGGCACTGGTGGCTGAGGCTGCGAGTCGTGGTCATCTCTCTTGCCTATCAGCTGATGGGCGTAATAATGGCGCTTGGGAAGTAACAGGTTCCGGCGTTCGATTCCTTAAGAAACTAGGAGGTTGTGTATGAACATTTATGAAGAACTCAATGCTTTACTGACCAAGAGCCTTAGCAGTACTGGCCTTCCTGAGACCTTCGAGGTATTTGAGTCTGGCAATTGGATTGCAGAAGATGACACTGAGAGCAAGATTGACATCATCAAGCACCTTCCTTCTGGTCGATTCTTTAAGTGTTTCTTCTCACGCTGTGGTAGTGACTATCAAGGATACGAAACAGTGTTCGATAGGTCTCGTGAAGTTGAACCTTATGAGGCGACTGTGATTCTCTGGAGGACCAAATAATGAGTGCTTTATCTATTAGAGAATATCATGAATCACGCCAGGGTAAGACAGACAAGATGGTCCTAGTTATGGACGGGGACTGGCTGGTTTTCCAAGCGATGGCTGCAAGTGAAGTAGAGACACAATGGGATGAAGACACATGGTCCTTAGAGTGTGACCATAAGAAGGCTTGGGGTATCCTAAACGACTCCATCAAGTCATACGCCTCTCGTAAGAAATCATGGGCAGGTGCTCCTATTGTCATGGCCTTCACTGACTCTGTGAATTGGCGTAAGGAACTCGTTGATTCCACATATAAAGAGAACCGAAAGGGCACTCGCAAGCCTGTTGGTTATCGTGCATTCGTTGAGCGTGTTCAAGCGTGCACCGACTGGACTTCAATTCTAGAGTCTCACCTTGAGGGTGACGATGTAATGGGTATCATCGGCTCAGGTGCTGCACATTTTGGATTCGAGAAGTCAGTCTTAGTGTCCTGCGATAAGGACTTCAAGACGATTCCTGATTGCGACTTCCTTTGGTGCACAACAGGCAACATCCTTAAGCAAGATATTAGCACAGCTAACTATTGGCACATCTTTCAGACCATCAAAGGTGACCTTACGGATGGTTACTCTGGGATTCCTGGTTGGGGTGATACGACTGCTGATTGGCTGGAGGCTCCTTATGCTTTTGAGCAGGTCGAGAAGATCTTTAAGTCAGGACCTCGTAAGGGTCAGACGGTCTTAGAGTGGCGCAAAGTTGAACAGGGTGACCTAACTCTGTGGGACTGCATTGTTACTCTAGGTGCCCGCGCTGGGATGACTGAACAGGAAATCATTAAGCAGGGACAGATGGCCCGCATCCTTCGATTTGATGAATACAACTTTGATACCAAGGAGGTTACTTTATGGACGCCTACAGTTACATGGCCGTGATTCTTTGGGCCAGCATCTTGGCTTCGTGTGCCTTTGTGGCCACCCTTGTTGACAGCTTAGGTTCCACCTTGTGAACCATCAAGAAATCAAGTAGTTAACCCTTAGGTACCCTCTCTCTATGAGCCCGTTAATTAATACGACTCACTATTGGGAAGGGTGCCTATACGATACCTACTTTAGGATACACTTTGAGATGACTCTATGAGGACTCTGAGAGGACCATAAGATGATGTCAAAATTAATACGACTCACTAAAGGGAAGGACCCTTAAGATGACTACTCTAAGATAATCTTTGAGATGACCTTAAGATGACTCTAAGATGGTATACCAAATTAATACGACTCACTAATGGGAGAGACACTCTAAGGGGGGGGGGGGTACCTTAAGATGACTACTCTAAGATAACTGTAAGAGAGAGAGGAGAGCTCTATGCTAACCCAAATCAAGAAACACCTAGAGAACCCACAGGACATCCCTAATGTACCTCGTGCTGTCTCAGAGTACCTACAAGTTCAATTCAACGCTGGCTATGCCATGCAATCTGGACTGATTAATCGTCTCAAAGCTGCTGGCTGGTCTGAGAGTTATCTTGCAGGATATCTTGCAGGTCTACAGTATGCGTCCCAAACGTTGGACGACATGGAGACTATCAGGAAGGAGCTGGCTGAACCTTAACAACAGGAGGAGGAGGGAGCTATGTGCTTTTCACCAAAGATTAAAACACCTAAGGTCGATACCAACCAGGTACGTGCTGTTGACCCAGCTCCACTTACAGAGGAACCTAAGGGCATCCTTTTTGGTGGTGACGATGAAGAAACTATTCAAGATGGTGTTAATCCAGAAGTACCTACAGGTAGCAAGAAGTCTCTCAAGGTCAAACTTGATAGCCCATCATCTAAGACACTTCAGGATGACAAGTCTAAGAAAACTGGGGCTAGAGCGAACATCCGCAAGTCCCTATTCCAACAATAAATAATCATTAGGAGGTTTATCATGGGTTTCGGCAAATCGCTTAAGAAAGCATTCAAGAAGGCTACGAATCCAGTAAGCAGTATCGTTAAGGGCGCTGTAGGGGCAGCTACCGGTCTATTAGGTGTCATGCCTGACCAACAGGCCACTCCTGTAGAGGCGCCCGCAGAGGCACCAGCAGCGCTCGTTGAGCCACCAAGCAAAGATGCTGTTGAGACAACTGATGACTCTCAGACCGAGAGTGGCAAGAAGAAGGCTCGTGCTGGCGGTAAGAAATCTCTGAGTGTTGCTCGTAGCTCTGGCGGTGGTATCAACCTCTGAGTCAGTGTGTGTGAATATCAAGAGGTGCCACCACTAAACCATCTTCAGGCTACTGTCAGAAGAGTCTATATCGTAAGACATGGAGGAATAATTAATGGCCACACAAGCACGTGAAGGCTTCGCAGAGAATGGTGCCAAGAGTGTGTATGATTCACTGAAGAACGACCGGAACTCCTATGAGACCCGCGCGGAGAACTGTGCGAAATACACCATCCCTTCGTTGTTCCCTAAGGACTCCGATAACGCCTCAACGGATTATGTGACTCCGTGGCAAGCAGTAGGCGCTCGTGGTCTGAACAACCTGGCCTCTAAGCTTATGCTCGCTCTGTTCCCTATGCAGACGTGGATGAAGCTGACAATCTCAGAGTTCGAAGCGAAACAACTCGTAGGTCAACCTGATGAACTCGCAAAGGTAGATGAAGGCCTATCTATGGTCGAGCGCATCCTGATGAACTACATTGAGTCCAACTCATACCGAGTGACTCTATTTGAAACCCTTAAGCAGCTTATCGTAGCTGGTAACGCACTACTATATATCCCTGAGCCAGAAGGTTCTTACAACCCAATGAAGCTGTATCGCTTGTCTTCTTATGTTGTCCAACGAGACGCATTCGGCAACGTTCTTCAAATTGTTACCTTGGATAAGACTGCGTATGCAGCACTCCCTGAGGACGTACGGAACTCAATGGATAGCGGTCAGGAACATAAAGGCGACGAAACGATTGATGTATACACGCACGTTTATCTTGATGAGGAAACAGGAGAGTACCTGAAGTACGAAGAGATTGATGGCGTTGAGGTTGATGGAACAGATGCTTCTTATCCGGTGGACGCTTGTCCTTATATCCCGGTACGCATGGTTCGCATTGACGGTGAATCCTATGGTCGCTCTTATTGTGAAGAATACCTTGGAGACCTACGCTCGTTGGAGAACCTTCAGGAAGCTATCGTTAAGATGTCGATGATTAGCGCTAAGGTTATTGGCCTTGTGAACCCAGCTGGTATCACGCAGGTTCGTCGATTGACCAAAGCCCAAACGGGTGACTTCGTGTCTGGACGCCCAGAAGACATTTCGTTCCTCCAACTCGAAAAGTCCGCAGACTTCTCTGTGGCGCGTGTGGTGAGTGAGCAAATCGAAGGGCGCCTATCGTATGCCTTTATGCTTAACTCGGCTGTACAGCGTACTGGAGAGCGTGTGACAGCTGAAGAGATTCGTTACGTTGCAAGTGAACTTGAAGATACCTTGGGTGGAGTCTATTCGATTCTATCTCAGGAACTTCAGTTACCTATGGTTCGCGTTCTGTTGAAACAGCTGCAGGCCACCAAGTCTATCCCTGAGTTACCTAAAGAGGCCGTTGAGCCGACTATTAGTACAGGTATGGAAGCACTGGGCCGTGGTCAAGACTTGGATAAACTGGAGCGTACAATCGCTGCATGGTCTGCCCTGGCTCCACTGCAGAATGACCCGGACATCAACCTTGCTGTCATCAAGCTGCGCATCGCTAACGCTATAGGTATTGATACTTCAGGTATCTTACTGACTGACGAACAGAAACAAGCACTGATGGCTCAACAGGCTCAAGGCACTGCAATGGAGAATGCCGCGGCTACGGCTGGTGCTGGTGCTGGTGCAATGGCCACTGCGAGTCCCGAGAACCTTGAGAATGCTGCGGCTCAGATGGGAATGCAACCTACCATTTAATACGACTCACTAATGGGAGACAATACTGTTTCCCTTAGTTTAAACTTTAAGGAGATAAGCAATGGCTGGTGAATCTAATGCTGACGTATATGCATCTTTCGGTGTGAACTCCGCTGTGGTAGGTGGTTCAACTCCGACCGACCATGAGCAAGCTATGCTCGAACTCAATGTTGCTGCCCGCGATGGTGATGATGCAATTGAGCTGGCACAAAGTGATGACCCGTATGGAAACCCTGACCCATTTGGCGAAGATGAAGAAGAGGGCCGTACTGAGATTCGTATCAATGCTGATGGTGAGACTGTCGGTGAAGAATCAGGTAGTGAAGGAGAGGAAGCAGAAGGTGAAGACTTTACACCAGTAGGTGACATTCCGTCTGAACTCAATGAAGCATCTGACCAACTGGAACAGCATGAGGCTGGGTTCCAAGAGATGGTAAATCAAGCCGCTGAGCGTGGTCTTGGTGAAGACGCTATTGTGCGCATTCAACAGGAATATGAAGAAGATGGTCTGTCCGAGAAATCATATGCGGAACTTGCCGCTGCAGGTTACTCCAAGGCATTCGTTGATTCTTACATCAAGGGTCAGGAAGCCCTCGTTGATTCCTACGTTAAGTCTGTCATGCAGTTCGCAGGGGGTGAGGCACAGTTCCAAGCTGTGTATGCCCATCTCGAAGTGAACAACCCTGACGCTGCTCAGTCTCTGGTATCCGCATTGGAGAACCGTGACCTGTCAACCGTTAAGGCAATCCTGAATCTCGCTGGTGCCTCTCGTACCAAGGCGTTTGGTAAACCTGCTGCCCGTAGTGTTGCGAAAAATGCAATCCCAGCGGCTCCTGTAAGAACCAAACAGATTGGCTTTGAGTCTCAAGCTGAGATGATTAGTGCAATGTCTGACCCTCGTTATCGTTCTGACTCCAAGTTCCGTGCTGAAGTGGAGCGTAAGATGCAATACAGTTCGTTCTGAAATTAATACGACTCACTAATGGGAGAGACAAATCAATCGGCCCAACCAACTGAGTAAAGTTTATCCTCCCTGAGTTACACAATGAGAACCAACTCGTTTCAAGTAGTACCTCACAAATTTATCTTAAACTAATAGAAGGAGATTCAACATGGCTAACATGACTGGTGGGCAGCAAATTGGTAAAGACCAGGGTAAAGGAGTATCTTCAAGTGACAAACTAGCGCTGTTCCTAAAGGTGTTTGGTGGTGAAGTTCTGACTGCGTTCACTCGCACCTCGGTCACCATGAACAAACACTTGGTTCGCTCCATTCAATCCGGTAAGTCCGCTCAGTTCCCTGTGCTGGGTCGTACCAAGGCTGCTTACCTGCAACCAGGTGAGAACCTCGATGACAAACGTAAAGACATGAAGCACACTGAGAAGACCATTAACATCGATGGCCTGCTGACTGCTGACGTGTTGATTTACGACATTGAAGACGCAATGAACCACTACGACGTTCGCTCTGAGTACACCGCACAGTTGGGTGAGTCTCTGGCAATGGCTGCTGATGGTGCTGTACTGGCTGAAATGGCCAAGCTGTGTAACCTTCCCGCGGCTTCCAACGAGAACATTGCAGGTCTTGGTGATGCAAGCGTTCTGACTATCGGTACTAAAGCGACTCTGGAAGTTGACCAGGTTAAACTGGGTCAGGCTATCATCGCTCAGTTGACTCTGGCTCGTGCCCGTCTGACTTCTAACTACGTACCTTCAAGTGACCGCGTGTTCTACACAACTCCTGAGAACTACTCTGCGATTCTGGCTGCTCTGATGCCGAACGCTGCCAACTATCAGGCGCTGATTGACCCATCAACTGGTTCTATCCGCAACGTGATGGGCTTTGAGGTTATTGAAGTTCCACACCTGACCGCTGGTGGTGCTGGTGATGACCGTGAAGATGCTACCGCTAATCAGAAACACGCATTCCCTGCGACTGCTTCAGGTGACGTTAAGGTTGCTCTAGACAACGTGGTGGGCCTGTTTAATCACCGCTCCGCTGTTGGTACTGTGAAGCTTAAGGATATGGCTCTGGAACGTGCTCGTCGCGCAAACTTCCAAGCTGACCAAATCATTGCTAAGTACGCTATGGGCCACGGTGGTCTGCGTCCAGAAGCATGTGGCGCACTGGTATTTGGCGCCCCTGTGTCTGCTGGTCGTGCCAAGTAAGTGATAACTAAATGAACCCCTTGGGTACCTTCGGGTGCTTGAGGGGTTTTTTGCTACAGGAGGATTACACTATGCGTTCCTACGAAACAACCCTTGAGACAGGTGAAGAGCTGGCTGCTGTCAACGACATCTTGGCCTCTATAGGCGAACCACCAGTATCCACTTTGGAGGGTGACTCCAACGCTGATGTGGCCAATGCCCGTCGAGTGCTCAATAAGATTAACCGACAGATTCAAGCGAAGGGTTGGACGTTCAACATTGAGGAGGGCGTACAGCTTACTCCAGACGTGTTCAACCGTTTGATTCCCTACATGAATGACTACCTCGCTATGTTCTCTTCAGGTGGCTCTACGGCCTACGTGAACCGTGGTGGCTACGTATATGACCGTACAACCAACACAGACCTGTTCGATGGACCAATAGAGGTAAACCTGATTCGTCTGCGTGAGTTCTATGAGATGCCTGAGTGCTTCCGCTCGTGGATTGTCACCAAGGCAGCCCGACAGTTCAACAACAGGTTCTTCGGGGCCCCTGAGATTGACGCGGTGTTGGCTGAGGAAGAACAGGAAGCCAGGGTTGCCTGCACAGAGTATGAGCTCGACTTCGGTAACTTCAACATGCTGGATGGTGACGCCTTCGTTGGTGGTTTGCTGTCTCGTTAATTAATAAAAAAACTAAGGAGGTTCCACATGGGTCTCATCTCCCAATCCGTCAAGAACCTGAAAGGCGGTATCAGTCAACAGCCTGACATCTTACGGTTCCCCGAACAGGGTTCCGAGCAGATTAACGGTTGGTCATCTGAAACTGATGGTTTACAAAAGCGGCCACCTACAGTGTTCACAAAGACACTTGGCGATGTTGCCCACCTATCTACCGATGGCCGAAAACCGTTGATTCACCTTATCAACCGTGATGCCAACGAGAGATACTATGTGGCGTTCCATGGGGGAGGAATCAAGGTTCACACTCTGGAAGGCCGCGAGCTTGCTGTCAGAGGAAACATGGATTACGTTAGGTGCAACAACCCTCGCGATGACTTGCGGATGGTCACTGTGGCTGACTACACGTTCATTGTGAACCGTAACTATGTTGTACGTGGTAACGGTCAGATTAACTACGTACTTCGAGAAACTGGTGATGCCCTCGTTAGTATACGAGGTGGACAATATGGTCGCACCTTGTCTATCGCTATTAACGGGAACGCCCCACAGGCTACTGTCCAGATTGCTAACGGTACGGACCCGGGCCACGTGCAGCAAACGGATTCTCAATGGCTTGTAGCACAACTTGCGCTGCAACTCAGGACTAACCTCACTGGATGGACTTTCAACGAAGGCCCAGGCTTCATCCACATCATCGCTCCGACAACAGACGCCATCCGCTACATTGAGACCAAGGATGGCTATGGGAACCAGTTGATGAGCTCTGTGTTGCACCAAGCGCAAAGCTTTACCAAGCTACCAGTCGAGGCTCCCAATGATTACGTTGTGAAGATTGTTGGTGACACCTCAAAGACAAGCGATGCGTTCTACGTTCAGTATGATTCGGTACGTAAGGTCTGGAGGGAGGTAGCAGGATGGGGCATCGAGTCTGGGTTCAACAACGGTACCATGCCACACGCTCTGGTTCGTCAACCTGACGGTAACTTTGAGCTGAAGCAACTGGATTGGGGTAAGCGAACTTGTGGTGATGACGACACCAACCCATTCCCTTCAGTGAAAGACTCCACGATTAACGATGTGTTCTTCTTCAGGAACCGCTTAGGCTTCCTCTCTGGCGAGAACATCATCATGTCGAAGACGTCCAGGTATTTTAACTTGTTCCCTTCCAGCGTGGCCAACCTGTCAGATGATGACCCGATTGATGTTGCGGTCTCACACAACCGTATCTCAGTACTGAAGTATGCCGTACCGTTCTCAGAGGAGCTCCTATTGTGGTCCGACCAAGCTCAGTTCGTTCTTTCAGCATCTGGAATCTTGTCACCTAAGACAGTTGAGTTGAACCTTACCACGGAGTTCGATGTGAGTGACCAGGCGCGGCCATTCGGGCTAGGCCGAGGGATTTACTTCGCGTCACCTCGCGCCAAGTATATGAGCCTCAACCGTTACTATGCGGTACAGGATGTGAGCTCTGTGAAGTCTGCTGAGGACATGAGCGCTCACGTGCCAAGCTATGTGCCTACTGGTGTGTTCTCTATTCGAGGCTCAGGTGCAGAGAACTTTGTGTCCATCCTCTCGGTGAACGCCCCGAACAAGGTGTTCATCTACAAGTTCCTGTACTTGAACGAAGAGGTTGTTCAACAGTCGTGGTCACACTGGGACTTAGGGAAGGATGTAGAAGTACTGGCTGCTGATTCCATTGGCTCCACTATGTACATCCTCGCAAGGAACAGGTCACATACCTACATGTGCAAACTGAACTTTACGAAGAACACCGTAGACTTCACTGATGAACCTTACCGCCTCTATATGGACCATAAGACCAAGCTTAGGATTGCCGCCTCGGCTTATGATGACGATACGTACCGCACACGTGTGCTCATTACTGACCACTACGGGATGAACTTCTGGACAGGTGATGTGTACGTTGTAGGCCTCGATGGCCAAGTGCACAAGTTCTCACCGCCTGATGGTGGCTGGCCCGCTGGTCGCCCTGAGATTTATCTCAATGGTGACTGGAGCAACAAAGAAGTGTTCGTAGGGTTCGCTATCAACTTCCGTTATGTGTTCAGTAAGTTCCTCATCAAGAAGGCAGCTGACGATGGTTCCACTGCTACCGAGGACATTGGTCGCTTGCAGTTACGCCGTGCATGGATGAACTACGAGGAGTCTGGAGCATTCGATGTAGAGGTAGAGAACACCTCAAGACTCTTCAAGTACACAATGGCTGGTGCCAGGCTTGGTTCAAACTCGTTGCGTGTAGGAGGCCTCAACGTGGGTACAGGACAGTTCAGATTCCCTGTTGTTGGTAACGCTCAGTTGAACATTGTGCGAATCGTCTCTGACCACACTACGCCTCTAAACGTGATTGGGTGCGGATGGGAAGGGAACTATTTGAGACGCTCTTCTGGTATCTGATTTACAAAAAAAACACCCCGACCTATTAATACGACTCACTATTGGGAAGGGGTTTACTCCAAGGAGACACTTTATGATTATCAGACCTACAACTGACAGTGACTTTGAGAACTTCGAGCCGTCACCTGAAGACATCGCTGAGGCTAAAGCCTACGGTATCGAACCAAGCTTCCCACCAGCATCCGAGTGTGTAACTCTGAGTCTCCACGGGGAACCTTTAGCTATTGGTGGTAACGAGGGAGATAGGGTTTGGTTTGTGACCTCAGCTCAAGCGTGGCGCTTAAGGAGCAACACTAAGCGAAAGTTCCGCAAGCTTATTATGGAGTATCGTGACCTGATGTTGACCAAGTATCCGACCATATGGAATTACGTGTGGGTTGGCAACACGTCACACATACGGTTCCTGAAGTCCATAGGCGCCGTGTTCCACAATGAGTTTACAGGCCCCAGTAGGCAATTCCAATTATTTACAATAGGAGGTTAATATGTGCTGGACTGCCGCAATACCAGTTGCCATGTCAGCTGCTCAGGGTCTCCAAAGCAACCTGCAGAATCAACAGGCGTCAGCCGCTGCAATCAATCAGTCTCGTGGACAACAGGTCGAGATGATTAAGCAAATGAACTACACGGATGCAAACCTGAAGTTGAAGGAACGCGACCTTGTTGACTCAACCGTCCAAGAGCTTACCCAACATAATATGAACCGAGTGCGCAACATGGGAACTATCCGTGCTGCCATTGGCGAAGGTATGCTGGAAGGAAACTCAATGGACAGAGTGGCCAATGTAACTGAAGGTGACTTCCTGCGTGAACGCCAGGGACTTACTGATAACTACCATCGAGACTATTCGGTAATCTTAGGTGAACGCATTAGTAACCAAGAGCAAACAGTAAGTCAGATTAAGCAGATGCAGAAGGCTGAGCCCAAGCTGAAGAGTAAGCGCTCAATAATCCTTGAGACTCTGGCGCAAGCTGCAGGTTCTGCGGGGAGTGTTGCTGCTGCAGGTGCCTTTAAGGGTGGCTCATCTGGCAAGGCTGCCCCAATCACAGCAGCTAAAGGAACAAAGACCGGGAGGTAAACAATGAGTAAATTATCAAGTACGTTAGGTAACATAGCTACTCCCGGTATGTCCAGACTTCGTGGGACAGGCACCGTGGACTACAAGGCAGCAAGCGTTGGGGTTGACCCCAGCTACGAGCGCAAGTCTCAACTGATTGATACTGTAGGTAAGATGGCCCAAGTAGGCGCTGATACCTACGGTAAGTACAAAGAGAATCAGCGAGCCAAGGCCGATGAGCGCTCCAACGAGATTATCCGCAAGTTGACCCCTGAGCAACGCCGTGAAGCAATCAACAATGGAACCCTGCTGTACCAGGATGACCCCTACGCAATGGAAGCCCTGAAGCTGAAGACTGGTCGCAACGCTGCGTATCTAGTCGATGACGATGTGGCACAGAAGGTTAAGAACGGTGAGTTCCGTACTCGTGAGGAGATGGAGCAGTATCGCCATAACCAACTGCAAGAGGGTGCCAAGTCCTTTGCTGAGCAGTTCGGCATCAACGAGACTGATGAATACTTCCAGAAGGGTTTCAACTCTGATATCACCGAGCGTAATATCTCACTGTATGGTGCTCATGATAGCTTCCTTAGCGAACAGGCTAAGAAAGGTGCTGTTATTAATAGTCGTGTCGAACTTAACTCTGTGTTGAGCGACCCAGCGACTCTGCGCAGCCCTTACGCTGGAGAGTTCTTTGAGAACTACTTCAAGGCCGGTCTGACCACTGGTAGTATCCCAAGTGATGACCAAGCTTTCTCGATGGTAGCTCAGGGGCTTAACGATGTGGTCAACAAAGAGGGTGGCGCTCAGTTCCTCCAACAGATTGAGAACCGCAAGATTACTCTTCACGGGAGGGAAGCAACCTACAAGGACTTAATGGGGAACGAGCAGTGGAACGCCATGATGATTAAGGCGCAACACAATGAGTTCCAGCTGAACGCTAAGAAGACTGAAGGCTTCAAGCTGAACGTGAACTCTGCGTTAAACCAAGAGGACATTGGTAGGGGCTGGGAGATGCTGCAGGGGTACAAGCAGGAACTTGATAAGCTGCAGCCAGGTGAAGAGATGACTCCTGAACGTGAGTTGTTGATTAGTGCTCAGGCTCAGATGCAGGACAAGTTCAAGCAGGAATCGTCTGCTACCGCTGAAGCGCTGGATAAGCAGCAGAAGACCATCAATAAGCAGTCTGTGATTGACGCTCAGTTCGAGAAGCGCCTGAAGGGACAGTATGTCTCCACTTCGTATAGCGAGATGCCAACCAACGAGAACACCGGTGAGTTTACTCACAGTGACATGGTGAACTACGCGAACAAGAAGCTGGCTGATATTGACAACATGGACTTGACTCCTGCTCAGAAAGACAAGATGAAGCTGGACTACATTAAGGCTGACTCCGAGAAGGGTGCTTTCCGTTCTGCGGTAGGTGAACTCATTGGTGACGCTGAGAAGGAATGGTCGGCTGCTGTGATTAATGGCAAGATGCCTCAAGACCCTGTGGCACTCAACGCCCTTCGCCGCATGCGCAACACTGACCCTGAACTGTTCGCTGCACTATACGCAGATAAAGCTGAGATGTTCCTGACGATGGACATGATGGACAACCAAGGGATTGACCCTCAGGTTCTACTGGATGCCGACAAGTCACGTAAAGGGCTCACTAAAGAGATGCAATACGAAGACGATAAGGCTTGGTCTTCCCTGAAGAACAACTCTGAGTCTCCTGAGCTATCCCGTATGCCAGCCACTCTGGACGCTGGTGCTCGCAAGATATATGACTCTGTGAAGTACCGGACAGGTAACGCTGATATGGCTATGCAACAGGTCGATAAGTATCTCAAAGAGAACACTACGACTTTCACAAGCGATAACGTTGATGGTGATACCATTGGTGTTGTGACCCGTAATGCTCTTCGCGTGACCGACGACCCCGACTCTTGGAAACAAGGTAAGGACATCCTTGATGAATCAGCGAAGAAGCTTGCAGAGACCAACCCTTGGATTACCAACAAGCAGCTATCCATCTTTGAGCGTGGTGGTGAGGTTCACATGATGGACACTACCGGACAGGTCCATGTGGTTTACGACAAGGAGCTGATGACTAAGATGTATCAGGATAACCAACGTAAGCTGGACGAGAAGGCTCGTGATGAAGCACTCAAGAACGCCAATAAGCGTACCTTACATACCCGCGCAATGAACAATAATAGAGAACGTGAGGCTAAGAAGCCAAAGCGTGAAGGCTCTATGTATGACTCAGTGAGCGCAAAAGGTGTGTTTGATACTCTTACTGGTAAAGAATAAGCAAACCCACAATAGGAGGTTCCTCGTGGATAAGTATGATGCAAAACAGCCTCATGAATATGATGGCTACTTTCAACAGGCGGCAGACTCTCACGGGGTCTCCTATGACCTTCTTCGTAAAGTAGGTTGGAATGAATCCCGTTTTAACCCCAAGGCTCAATCCCCAACAGGACCAAGAGGTGTCATGCAGTTTACCAAAGCGACCGGTAAGGCTTATGGGCTGATGACTGATGAGGACTTCAATGACCCCGCTAAGTCTATCGACGCTGGGGCTAGATACATGTCAGACCTAGTTAAGAAGTTTGGTGGTGATGAACTTAAAGCTGCTCTTGCGTACAACCAAGGCGAGGGTAAGAATGGTGCTCCACAGCTTCAGGCATATGACAAGGGTGACTTCGCGTCACTCTCTGAGGAAGGCCGCGGTTACATGAGGAACCTACTCGACGTTGCTCAGAGTCCACGTAAAGGTGAACTTGAGGCGTTCGGGGGCATCACCCCAAAGGGTAAAGGTATTGCGTATGAGGATGCGATGTCAGGTATTGGTAAGGAGCCCAAAGTGTCTTCCACCGATTTACCTGAGTCGCAGGGCTTTTCAGTGGCTGGCAAAGAGCAACCCAAGCCTAACCAACCTTTCGGTAAGGACTATTGGGAAGCTAAAGGACAAACACTTGATGAAGCAGACCAACGTAGTACCTTCTTCGGATTCGGTAATGCTGCTGAAGCAGAAGTCTCCAACTCAACCTTGGGTGTCGCTTTCCGTGCTTCTCGTACTGATGGTGGCTTTGACGTCCTTTCTGATGTACTTCAACCGACACGGTTCAATAACCACATTTGGTCTCCTGAAGAACTGGAGCGTATTCGTAACGAAGTGAAGAACCCCGCGTACATGAATGTTGTGCTGGGTGGTAACTCTGAGACTCTTGATGACCTCATTAAGTTAGCCAACGAGAACTTCGAGATGGACGCTAAGGCCTACGAGGGAGGAATGGGTGCACGCTTGAGCGCTGGTATCATTGGAGCTGCTGTCGACCCTTTGAGTTTCGTGCCATTGGCCGGTATTGGCGCTAAGGGATTCAAGCTGGTGAACAAGGCATTAATTGTAGGTAGTCAAGCTGCTGCACTCAACGTTGTCTCTGAGGGTGTCCGTACGTCGGTTGCTGGTGGACAAGAACACTATGCAGAAGCTGCCCTTGGTGGACTCATCTTGGCTGGTGGGCTCTCTGCTATCACTGACGGTATCGCCCGTGGACTCCGTAAGTCTGGTGTAGAACAGATTGAGCGACCCTTTGATGCTGCACACATGCGGTTCGAAGTTCGTGAGACTGCTCGTAACACCGATGGTTTTGATGGTTCCCGCCTGCCCCCAAGTGAGGAGCGTGTCTTCGATAACTTCAACGGCGTGGACTATTCTCCATTGCCAAGTGAGCCTGGTGCTGTAGTGCTGCGTGATGGTTCTATCATCAGTGACACCAACTTAGCTAACCCACTGACTGCCCGTGAGTTCGCTGATATTGACCCTGAGCGCGCTGCATGGGGTGTGCCGATGGGTGGACTATCTGAGATTGGTCTGCGTACCCTGCGCTCAGAGGTACCTGAGATTCGTAGTATTGCTTCTGACTTGGTTCGCTCACCTACAGGGATGCAATCGGGCTCACACGGTAAGTATGGCGCAACTGCTTCTGACATCAAGGAGAGACTGCATAGTACCAACCAGCGCACGTACAACGATGTACATGATGCCATGCGTGAGGCCCTCAAAGACCCTGAGTGGTCAGTGGGTGTCTTCCGTACTGGTGCCCAAGGTGCCCGCCAGGAAATCTACAAGCGTGTAGCGTTAGCAATCGAGCGACCAGAACTTCAGGCAAACTTAACGAAAGCTGAGAAGAAGGTCATGGGGTTGATTAAAGACCACTTCGACGTGAAGCGTGAGATGATGGAGAACCCTTCTGTGTTTGGTAATAAGGCCACCAGCATCTTCCCTAACAGTCGTCACAAAGGGACTTACGTACCTAACGTGTACAGCCGTGAGGCAAAGCTTCTGTACGCTCGAGAGATTGGTGATAACGATGGACTGCAAGAAGCAATCGCTGCCAGTTGGATGACATCTTACCGTTCACGACCTGAAGTAAAAACTCGTGTTGATGAGCACCTAGCTGAGGTCATGGGTATTGACGCTAAGGCTGTGACTGAAGAGATGGTGATGAAACATGCCAGTGATAAGGCTTATGGTATCGCTAAGACCGATGAGTTTAACAGCTCGTCAGTCATTGAGGATAACATTGATGGTCTCAGTGGGATTGAGCGTAACTCATTCCTTGAAGCCCGTAACCTGTTCGATAGTGACATGCCAATCACCTTGCCTAACGGTAAGTCATTCTCAGTGAACGACCTGCGTGACTTCGACATGAAGCACATCATGCCTGCATATGACCGTCGAGTTGATGGTGACATTGCAATCATGGGGGGCACCGGGAAGACAACTGCGGAGCTAACAGCTGCCATCAAGGCTCTAGATAGTAAGACTGGAGGTAAAGGTAAGGTTAAAGGTGAAGTGGCCGCACTGAAGGATACCCTTAAGATTCTAACTGGGCGCGCTCGCCGCAATCAGGATACGATTGGTGACACCTTGGTTCGCTCTCTTAATGATATGTCATTCTTCACAAAGAACGCATATATGGGCCTTCAGAACCTCACGGAAATCTCTGGGATGCTCGCTAAGGGTAACGTCAGGGCAATGCTTCACGGTATCCCTGTGCTCCGTGACTTAGCGTTCCGCAATAAGCCTGTCTCTGGGAATGAACTGAAAGAGCTTCACTCTGCTATATTTGGCAAAGAGTTCGACCAGTTAATCAGACCGACCCGTCAGGACATCATTCAGCGACTCAGGGAGTCCACAGAGGCAACAAACACCACGACCAATGTAGTCGGTACCATCAAGCACGCAACCCAAGAGCTGGCCACTCGGTCTCCGCTGACTAAGTTCCTGAATGGCACGTCTAACTATCTGCTGGACACTGCTCGTCAAGGGATGATGGGTGATATTGTTTCTCATGCCTTAACCGGTAAGGGAGCCAATAAGTGGATTAAGAAAGACATGCTGAGGTCAGCAAGTATCACTAAGGAACAGTGGGATGGAATACAGAATCTTATCCGGGAGAATGTGATTCAAGGTGCTGATGGTAAGTTCACCTTCAAGGACAAGAAGGCTCTTGCTAATGACCCTCGGGCTATGGACTTATGGCGAATGGCAGACAGGGTAGCAGATGAGACTATGCTGAGACCACACAAGGTATCCGCTCAGGATTCTAAAGCGTTTGGTGCCCTTGCGAAGATGGTCTTACAGTTCAAGACGTTCGTCATCAAGTCACTCAACGCTAAGACTATCCGTTCAGGTGCTGAGGCCTTTAAGAACCGCCGGGCTTCCGATATGGCTCTAACTTACGCAATCTCTGGTGGCATCGCTGCTGGTTACTACGTGATGCAGGCCCACATGAAGGCCGCTGGTCTTCCTAAAGAGCAACAGAAGGACTACCTGAAGAGGGCTCTTGACTCTAAGATGATTGCCTACGCGATGGCTTCTCGAAGCTCTCACTTGGGCTCACCTATCTCTATTGGTAACTTCGCTATGACCGCTGCTGGTTATGACCAAGGGAACCTTGTGCGCTCTACTATTCTACCTAAAGGAGACCAGAAGCGTGACAGGGACAACCCGTGGACTGCTCGCGACGGAGGTGACTCTATCATGAAGGCAATAGGTGAACAGGTTCCAGCGTTGGGCTTTGCTGGTGCTGTAGTGTCAGGCTCTAAGAACCTCGCAGGTGTACTGACTGCTCCGAGCAAAGTGACTGAGAGGGACTTCATGACTGGCTTGATGAATTCTCATCGTGAGATGATACCGAACGACCCGGTGTCCCAACAGTTACTCATTAAGTTCTATGAGGCTAACGGGGTGCACATCAAGAGGGAGAAGAAATAATACGACTCACTAATGGGAAGGCTAACAACAAGCTTCCCACCTTAATTTCAACTGAAGGAGGTACAGCATGGCTCTCAGAATTCGTACCGTGATGACTTACCCGCTTAATGGTTCCACGGAGTTTCTCATACCGTTTGAGTACCTGGCCCGTAAGTTCGTCACTGTGACCCTCGTTGGTCAAGACCGTAAAGAACTAGTACTTAATCAGGACTTCCGATTCGTAGAGAAAACTAAGATTCAAACTACTCGGGTATGGACAGCCTCAGATGGCTACACCCTAATCGAGATTCGCCGTTTCACCTCCGCAACTGAGCGTCTGGTTGACTTTGCTGATGGGTCAATCCTGCGTGCATACGACCTGAACATCTCTCAGGTGCAAACACTCCACGTTGCTGAGGAAGCCCGTGACCTTACAGCGGATACTATCAGTGTCAATACCGATGGGCACCTGGATGCTCGCGGTCGTAGGATTGTGAACGTTGCTGACCCCACCGAGGACTATGATGCTGTCAACCTACGCACAGTGAGGAACTGGAATGATGGTGCCTATCAGTCATACCTTAAGGCTCAACAGGAAGCCACACGCGCAACGCAACAGGCTGACAGAGCTACCAGTGCGGCTACCCTTGCTGCGGCCTCTCAGAGTGCTGCTGCTACTTCTGAAGTGAATTCTAAGAGCAGTGAGACTGCTGCGAAGGCCTCTGAGAATAGTGCGACAGCTTCCGCCACCAGGGCACTGGCATCTGAAGTAGCTGCTAATGGTCACGCTACCCGAGCAAACACCGAGGCTACTCGCTCTACAACTGAGGCTGACCGCTCAAGAGATGAGGCTAATCGCTCCAAGAGTGAAGCTGACCGTGCCAAACTGGAAGCAGATAAGCTCGGTAACATGAACGAACTGGGTGGTGCCTTAGAGTCCGTTACTGGAACAACTGTGAAGTGGAGGGGCGCCCACTGGTTCAAGACTGGTTTGGAGTTAGTACATACCGAACCATTCATTGACTTCCATCACAACAACAACGAGGGGGCTGACTACACGCATCGACTCGTAGCAGACACCGCGGACCGACTCAGAGTGTCCTCTGGGTTACATGTGGACAACAACCTGACTGGTGGTGGCAACTGGAGTACACCCAATAACATCACCGGTGGCTACGTAGAGTCAGCTACGGACGTATTGGCGAAGCGTCACCTACTCGCTGAGGGTAACCTGTCCCTCAATGGAGACCGTAGGTGGATTGTCTCATTTAAGACTAACGATGGTCAGAGTCGAATGAATTTCTACAAAGACCCAACCAGTGACCTGCGTATTAACAACGGCATTGAGGGAGGCGGTGACTTTATAATCAAACGTGATAACTCACTGGGCTGGGGCGTTGCTGGCTCCACTCTGTCTGGAGACGGTAACCTATATGGTACTCGTTGGGGAGGCTGGTTGTATGACTACATTGCACGCACCTTACTAATTGAAGTGGCACAGGGTGGTGCTGTTAGGCACGACTTGACCGGTCAGTTTAGCTTTGAGACTCCTAATGGTCACAGCATTACAGGCTGGGAGTCAGCCACACAAGACGGCAGCGTCCGTTACACTAAGTGGTGGAGCCGCCAGCTCCTGCGCAGGACCACTACATCGGGCTGGATAGCGTGTGGTCGTACCAGCTAACAACAACAATAAGGAGAACACAATGTTTACTTTTAGAAACGTAGAGTCCTACTTCCATCCACACCCTGTGTTTCCTGATGCGATTTACTTCAGGGACTCATTGGGCCGGGACTTCTACGAAGAACGTAACAAGCTAACTGACGGTTGCCACGTAGTTACCGTTGGTCCAACTGGGGAAGTTGTAGGTTTCACCACGTGCATTGTGAACAAGCCCACCAGCCTACTCGAGAACGTCAGTCTCTTTGAGGTCGACCCTGAGACTCTTCCTGCCACCTTCCTTGAGCGCTGCTGGGACTGGAAGTTCGATGAGTCCACCCGGAGTGTTTATAAGGAGGAACAGGATGCTGTCACTGGACTTTAATAATGAAATCGTTAAGGCTGCACCCATTGCGGGTGTGGCTGGTGTCGATGGCATGGCCCGCTTGTTCTGGGGCCTATCGCTCAACGAGTGGTTCTATGTGGCCGCTATCGCATACACGGTGGCTCAGATTGGTGCCAAGGTAGTCGATGTGATTATCAAATGGAAGAAGGAGACTAAAGATGTCTGATAAAACTCTCATCATGTTCCTCGAAGCACTGGACACTGAGATGGCACAACGTATGCTGGCGGACCTACAAGACGATAAACGTCGATGCCCTCAGTTGTACAACGCAATCGGGAAATTACTGGACCGCCATAAGTTCCAAATCTCTAAGCTCCAACCTGACCAAAACATCTTGGGTGGACTGGCAGATGGACTGAAGGAGTACAACAACTCGGTAGGGACTTCTGGTCTCACTGATGATGACCTGTACACGGTGAACTGATGGTAATACTCAAGGCCCCTATATGTAGGGGTCTTTCATGAATTATCATACTACGTGGTGACAACGCTACGTTGATTCTGTAGAAAGACGGGAGGCATTATGCTGCTATTTTTAAAGAAAGCACTCCCTTGGGTACTCTTAGTTGGTGCACTGTTTCTAGGTGGTGCCAAGTATGGGTATGACAAGGCAAACACTAAATGGGAACAGGAGGTACACAATGAGTACGTCAAGAGAACTGAGGCGACTGCGAATAAACAAGCTGCTGTCAATGCAGTATCACAGGAGTACCAAGACGACCTTGCGGCGCTGGAAGGCAGTACTGATAGGGTTATTGCTGATTTGCGTAACGATGGTAAGCGCCTGCGGGTCAAGCTATCAAGTACCTCACGAGAACTCCAAGATAACGGTGGATGCCTCATTGATGGTAGAGCCGAACTTGACGAAGAGTTTAGTAAGCGTCTTATCGGAGTAACCCAAAGAGGCGACGCTTGGATTAAGGCACTACAGAACACAATCATAGAGATGCAACAGAAGGAGAACAAGTAGTGGATACCTCATGCACCAAAACCTTATGGACACTTATGATTACGAGAGGAGGCCACTATGTCCACAAAAGCTAAGAACGTTCAAATCATTACACAATTAAAAGGAGATTTCGTCGCGTTCCTGTTCGTCTTGTGGAGGGCCTTGAATCTACCAGTACCGACCAAGTGTCAGATTGATATGGCACGTACGCTCACTAATGGAGACCACAAGAAGTTTATCCTACAGGCGTTCCGTGGTAGCGGGAAATCCTTTATCACCTGCGCGTTCGTTGTGTGGGTGCTGTGGCGGGACCCTCAACTAAAGGTGCTCATCGTGTCTGCCTCTAAGGAACGTGCTGATGCCAACTCCATCTTCATCAAGAACATCATCGACCTCTTGCCATTCCTCGAGGAGTTGAAGCCTAAGCCAGGACAGCGTGACTCCGTGATTAGCTTTGATGTGGGACTTGCCAAACCTGACCACTCACCCTCTGTGAAGTCTGTAGGTATTACTGGGCAGCTGACTGGTAGTCGTGCTGACATCATCATTGCGGATGACGTTGAGGTCCCTGGTAACAGCTCTACAAGCTCCACCCGTGAGAAGCTGTGGACGTTAGTAACAGAGTTTGCTGCATTGCTCAAGCCTCTACCTACAAGCCGCGTAATCTATCTGGGGACGCCTCAGACCGAGATGACCCTGTACAAGGAACTTGAGGACAACAAAGGATACTCTACGATAATCTGGCCTGCACAATACCCACGTAATGCTACAGAAGCCCTGTACTACGGAGACCGCTTGGCTCCTATGCTGAGGGCTGAATACGATGAGGGCTTTGAGGTGCTCGCTGGGCAACCTACAGACCCTGTCCGATTCGACGCTGACGACCTTCGTGCTCGCGAGCTGGAATATGGCAAGGCAGGTTACACTCTACAGTTCATGCTCAACCCGAACCTGAGTGATGCCGAGAAGTACCCTCTAAGACTCCGTGACGCCATTGTGTGCCCTGTAGACACTAAGCGTGCCCCTTTGTCCTACCAGTGGTTGCCGAACCGTCAGAACGCCAATGAGGAGCTTCCTAACGTGGGTCTTAAGGGTGACGACATCCATAGCTTCCACACAGCCTCAAGTAAGACCGCTGAGTACCAGCAGAAGATTCTTGTGATAGACCCTTCGGGTCGTGGTGAACTCTTTGCCTCGACATTAAACTAACCTCTCTAATTGCTGGGACATCTCTTGTAGACAATCAGCAGCGAAGCCCATCACCGGGAACGTTCAACGACTAACAGTACACCTATGCTTGGTGGAAACGGGAGGCTCCTCAATAGTGAGGATGAAGATATAGTCTGGACTCTATGGCGACATAGAGAAAGAGCCTTAGCAAGCTCTCAACAAACAACCTTACTACAGATATCCCAATGGAGGATTAAACCAAATGAAGAATCGACTTTATCGTGTATACCACATCAGGCCACTCGGAGAGACAGATACCTCTAAGTTCTACGTAGGTATCACCAAGAACTCACTGAGCTTCCGCCTAAGCCAACACATGACCTCTCAGAGGCCTATAGGAACCATTCTACGGGACTTAGGTAGAGAGTCTGTGGAAATCATCAGCCTGTTCTTTGGGAGCCGTGAGGCAGCCTTACAGCTCGAATATGAGCTACGTCCTGATATGAACATAGGGTGGAACTTAATGGCTGGTGGTAACTGCAGTAAAGACGTTAAGGTGAAGCTGAAGTCACCTGACGGGATTCTTTATGCTCCGTATAGTCTCACACAGTTCTGCAACGAGCACGGACTGGTTACCGCTAATGTACGCAAAGTCATTAATGGTGAACGGAGACATACCAAAGGTTGGACAATCGAAAGATGAAACTGGGTATGCAGTACTCTATACCCTCAATGGGTACATCTACCTGATGGAAGTGGGTGGCTACCGAGGAGGCTATGATGACCCTACCTTAGAGAAGCTCGCTAAGAAAGCCAAGCAGTGGGACATACAGACGGTAGTCCACGAGAGTAACTTCGGTGACGGTATGTTCGGTAAGGTATTCCAGTCGACCCTACTGAAGCACCATAAGTGTTCCATGGAAGAGATTCGCGCTAGAGGTATGAAAGAGCTGCGCATCTGCGACACCATTGAGCCACTCATGGGTTCACACCGTTTGGTTATCCGTGATGAGGTTATCAGGGAGGACTACCAGACTGCGCGTGACGTCGATGGTAAGCATGACGTTCGATACAGTGCATTCTATCAGATGACCCGTATGACCCGCGAGAAGGGCGCTGTGGCCCACGATGACCGGGTGGATGCTTTAGCTTTAGGCATCGAGTGGTTACGTGAAGGGATGCAGGTTGACAGTAAGATAGGAGAAGAGGAGATGACTCTAGAGTTCCTAGAGCATCACATGGAGAAAGCTATCGTCGGCGGTGAGATGGCCCGTGAGTTAACCTCAGGTGGCGTAGACATCTACTACGAAGACGATGGGGATGGGGTGTCCTTTATGGGATGGTAATACTTAAATTGAGGGAGGTAAGAAATGAAGGTGGCAATTGACCCTATAACTGGTTGCCACAACTTCCTTGGGTGTAAGACCAATGGTGGTTACGGTAGGGTTCGTGTCAAGGGTGTCCATTGGATGGCCCACAGATACGCCCTACACGTCCACCTACGGCGTCCACTTAAGGGTGGTTGTGTTGTTATGCATATGTGTGATAATCGCGCCTGCGTGAACCCTGAGCACCTTAAAGAGGGTACTCAGAAGGAGAACATGGATGACTGTAAGGCCAAGGGTAGGATGTACCGTCCAGGAGCTAAGAACCCAGCTAGGGGTGACAACAGTAAGAACGCTCTGATTAACATTATGAAGAGACGTAACGAGACCATACAGCAGGTGTTAGCACACAAAGGCAAGCCAAAGGTGGTAGCTGAGGAGCTCGGGCTGAACTACCATTGGGTGCGTGATGTGCGTAACGGTAAGATAGTTATGCAAGAATTATGAATAAATAAGCAGACATAGCAGTGATATGTAGTAAACCTTAAGTTACTGTTTTGTCTGTGTTAGTCTAATTGAACTCGCTAATGGGAGGGGCCCCCTAAGATAACTTAAAGACACTTATAGACTGCTTATGCAAAGTGCATACTCAGTGAATGACTGTTAGCCTACTTACAGTGGGATGGTGATTATGATTATATCCATCCCCACTATCAGTGATAACATCAAGACTAACGTAAGGAGGACACTCTATGAAACTGTTAGCCATTATCAAGAACGTGGCAACACATAGATTGACCTACCGGTTTCTCGTTGTACTTGCTGCTGCCATTGGTTACACATCTAGTGCTGAACACATCGGTCAACTGGAAGCTGTGCTCTGTGCTCTACTTACTTGTGTTCCTTAGGATTGCTATCGGAGCCTGATGGCTCGCCTTTTAGTGATTATGGTCGATATTCATCTTCCCTATAATCACTGTAAGAAGTCAACTCTTTGAGTAGTACTCATGGCCTCTTAGGGTCTTCAGGTCTTACCGCTATGCTCCTGCGTAGCACCTGATGTCTAACCTTATGATAGAGGCTGTGAGTGTGGGTAACCTTAGGTACCTTAAGGCTACTCTGAGTCTAACCTTAGGGCTACCTAGAGAGATAGATGGGACCTTATGAGAGCCTTTAAGAATCTTACAGAAAACTCTAAGTGGGTATCTCATAGTATGTAACTTAAAGTTCCCCCCTATGGCCTCTCTCAGTCCACACTAAGTCCTACCTACCCCCCAAGGGTAACTATAGGTACAACTCTAGGTACCACTAGGTTCTATGAGTAACACTAGGTTCTATGAGTAACACTAGGTTCTATGAGTAACACTATGAGTACCACTAGATGTAGTGGGTGGGGGGACATTGGGGCACTATGTGTAGGCCTCTTTGTGTTCCTATCTGTATGTGACCCATAAGTAACTCCTTATGTCCTCTCTCTGTAACTCTCCACACCAATCCTTACTATCAAAGATAGCCTTAGGTAAGACTCTAGGTAAGACCCTAGGTAAGACTCTAGGTAAGACCTTAGGTAAGACTCTAGGTAAGACCTTAGGTAAGACTCTAGGTAAGACCTTAGGTAAGACTCTAGGTAAGACCTTAGGTAAGACTCTAGGTAAGACCTTAGGTAA